GAGGTATTTATATGGTAACAGCAATAGTATATGTATCAATGATACTTATTTTAATTGGTATAGCAGTTCAAATAAGTAAGAACATCCTAAGAAAAGAATTTGGCTTACATGATGAAGCAGGAGGGGAGTTTTATAAAAGAATACGAAAACGTTGCCTTGTTTTAGGGTGCAGAAACAAGGCAACGATATTCTTTGGATGGCGAGCAGGAGTTTGCCGAAAACATTATGATGAGATGCATAAGACTAAGAATTTAGAAAATCGTCAATAAAATTATCAGGGTCTGAAATTTGAGCATCTACTATAATGAATAAGCGCCTAAGGAGAATATTTATCTCTGAATTATTACTGTCAGAAGCGGTGATTAATTCAGAATATGCTTCTAAGCTTTTTTGAACATATAAAAATATAGTACCTTCTTGTAGAAAAGATAACTGTGCAGACTGAGTGCTTTGTTTTAAAAAGAAAAAGCCATTTTTATATTTAGCATAATAAGCACTAGAAAAATTAAGAGGGATAGTTAATGACCTTGTTGAAGTTATGTTATTTAAACTAAGAGGCTTAGTCTTCTCTAAAGTGGGATTAGACGATAATAATTTCCAATATAATTTGTTTTGTTTTGTGTCATCAATACACTTTTGTATAACTTTAATAATAGTTTCAGTGTCCATAGTTACTCCTTTTTTGTAGCCTTGCAACAATGTAATTCAAATCATTGCGAATTATTTTATTATTTACATCCAATTCGTTTTTTTGTAATTGTTTAATACAATGTCTTATTTTGTAATGATAAAAAAATGAAAGCATTAATGAAAAGTTTAATTTTATAGATAATAATTCTTGGATTAATGAGTCACAAATTTGGGGTGTGATAATTTCATCTTGATAAATACAATCTAAGATGGATTGTAACTTTTCGTAATGTATAGTGCTGTTTTTATTATATTCCTGTTTTTGAGAATTAAGGATTTTAATTATAAAGATATTAAAAAATATAGAGCAAATGGAAATTAAAAATCCAAGAATACCACAAATAGCAGATATTTTATTAATAAGCTCCCACATTTTTACATAACTCCTTTCTTAATTACTAGGCTAAGGTAATAGCCTGCGATTAAAGTATAGAAGTTATAACGGAATTAATCAAGATATTCCAAGCAAGTAATATACAAGGAGGTGAGAGCAATTGCGAAGAAAACATATAAGTACATTATCCGTAGCTACGAACCATTCATAGAAGAGAAAGCCAAGACATTTATACAGGCGGTATCAGCTATAAAGAAAATGAAAGTATCTGACATTAAGCATTATGAAGTTATAAGGATACCATTCAGAGAGAGGCATCCTAACTTCCCAATATATTTTTCAATAGCTGCGCTAATGATTATTAGTTTAAGAGGTTAAGAATGAATAGCATAAAAATTAATTACGATAAAGAAGAACTTGAAATAGATGGAGAGAAAATCACAAAGCCATTTATTGTAAAAGTTCCATATGATGATGGCTATCAAAGGGCAAAAGTATTTAATCATAAGAATGGATGGAAAGCAGGAGAGAAACTTCCCTGTATTTCAATAACAAGGAATTGATACAGGGAAGAATAAGTTATTCATAGAAAAATTTTATTGCTCTCAATTCATTGTTTTCAAGAACATAGTCATTCATATAAATTTTTAGGTATTGTCCATCAGGAGAAACAAGAGTGTCACCAACAGATACTACACCTAGATATGAAGGATGTATTAAAACAAAAGGTCGTCCTTGTTCGGTTACAGGAAGACCTTCACAAGTTCCAATTTCAGTAAAGTTGCTGATGATAGTGTATGTAATTGGCATAAACAAACTCCTTTCAAAAATACTCGGCTACGGCAATAGCCTGTGATTAAAGTATAGGAGCTGTGACAGAATTAGGCAAGATATTCTAGCAAGTAACATACAAGGAGGTGAGAGCGTGAGAGAGAATACAGATGAATTAATAGACAAGCTGGCAGACAATATTGTTGGTGAGGTTTTAAATGAAACAGGCACTAAGGAAAATGAACAGAAGTGCTTATCTCAAGGAATGGAAAATGCAGTTGGATTACAACAATGGAGAGATTTGAGAACAGGTGAGTTTAAAGTGGGTGGCAAGTTATTTACTGGTGAAAGTGCCAAAAGAGCTACTCAGATTGTTAAAGCATTAGATGGTTTAACAATCCGAGAAGCTCAGGACTTGTTAGAGAGAGTAAATATACATTTACTTAACTTTGTAGTTACCACAGATAGATGAGATCAGCTTAAGGAGTGAAGAATGATAAAGAGAAAAAACACAATAATAGCAGCTTTAATATTAGGTGCATCATTAACAATGACAGGTTGTAGTGAAGCGGATAAGGTTAATTACAATATGTCCAAGCAGGCAGATTATTTTGAGTGCGAACGAAAAATAACAGTATACAATGCGCGTACAGACAAAATCATTATGGAAGCAGAAGGCTATATGAGCATAAGTAATGATAGTGAAAATGAGCTGGTGTGTACAGTTAAGACAGGTGCAGATGAATACAGAAAGAATTACATATATCTCAATGATTACACAATGTATGTTGTTGAGGATATAACAGGAACACATTCTGACCCATATCATTACAAGATGTATTTTCATACAGAAAGTCTTATTGATGTGGATACAAGACCATAAAAAGGAGAAGATATGAACACAACAGCAGTAGCAATAACAACTATTATCTGTATAACAATATTAGTTTTATGCAGAGATGATAAGAAGAGGTGATACTATGGAGCATTTTAATTCAAGCGAAGCAAGAGTAGCACAGGATAAATATTGCGATAGAGAAGGTTATCCACATTTTGCACCCCGAGATGGTAAATGCTGGAACTGTAATAAAGACATTTATACAGAGCAGGACCACGGAGGATATAAAACAGGTATCTCTGTAGAAAAGGCAGGTTCAACACTGATTACTGGGTGTCCACACTGCAACAGGACATATTGTGATTAAAAGATGTAATCAGGACATTCAGTGTAAGCATATAAGACAGTAACCACAAGTCAGAGGTGAGAGTGTGAACATAGTAATAAAGATTATGGATGGTGACAAGATTATTGATTACGATTCACTGTCAGACAAAGAGAAGAAAGAGTACGGACAGCGGCTTAATGAACAGGCTTTGACTTCGTTAGGTTATGTCAGAAAGGAGTAGATTTGTTATATACACAGGCACAACAGCATATCGAGAAAGAACCAAGGGATAAGAACTGGATAACATCTTTTGTGGCAGTTCCGTATAATAACCTGTATGACAGATTGTTCAGGCTGGCAGAAGAGTATGGAAAGATAAAGGCGGAAGTCTATATAGATAAAACAATAACAGACACTATATATGTAAAAGTAAGCAAAGTATAGATGAATAATAGAAAAAGAGCTGGTACAAGGAATACCGGCTCTTTCTCAAAACACATATAGATAAATCTCATATTTATTATATGTGTAAGTTCACTGAAAGTCAAGCGGGTGCAGGCTCGTCTTTGTAACTTTATAAATATATTAAAGTTAGGACATTTAAGGAGACAGGTATGGCTTACAGAAAAGATGTATGGCGCTTCCCTGGCTCTAATGAGTATGAGTATAAATTTATTGGTAATTATGGAGCTAAGGGCGAGAAACGCCATAAAAGACAGAAAGCAACACAGGAGCAGATTAGAAATCAGAACCAGAGGAATAAAGAAAAGAGAGTAAGAAGATTAATAAAAGCAAACTTTAAGGAGGGAGATCTATGGACAACCTTAAAGTATCCGAAGGGAACAAGGAAAAGCATCGACGAAGTAAGGAAAGACCTTAACAGTTTCTTAAGAAGTCTCAGGACAAGATATAAGAGCATCGATGAGATTGTGAAGTATATATACAGAATTGAGGTAGGAGCACTCGGAGGTGTGCATATACATATCCTTATAAACAGGGTTACAGGTGCAGATAAGATTATAACAAAATGCTGGGAAAGGTTTGGCCACGTTAACTATCAAAACATATATGAAACTGGCGGATATGCAGATCTGGCAGAGTATATCGTTAAACAGCCGGAAGAAAATACGGAAGAATACGAACAGCTTAATATGTTCAGCGTACAGGAACAGAAAGAACTTGTTAAGTATTCCTGTTCAAGGAATTTGGTACGTCCTGAGCCAGAACGCACTGATTACAGCAGAAGGACGATGAGAAAGATTATAGAAAATGGTCCGGAGCCGACACCAGGATATTTTATAGATCCATTGTCGATAGTAATGGGGACAAACCCTTATACAGGAATGAATTATCTGCATTATACAGAGTACAAGCTATTACGATTACAGGATGACCCATAAGGAGGAGCAATGAGACAGGTAAACATATATACAGCAACAACCTTTAAGGGACTAAATGTACAGAATGGCATTATAGGCTACATATTGGAGCTTGTAACAGACACGGAGCCGATAACACTGGACAGCACAGAACTGCTGTACGATATGAAGCCTAATAGGGCAGAACTAATAGCAGTTATTAAAGCACTACAACGGATGAAAGAAAAATGTGAACTGGTTATATATACAGAGTCTCCTTATGTGGCAAATGCTTTTAATGCTGGCTGGCCAGACAAGTGGAAGCAGAATAATTATAAAACAGCAAAAGGCGGTGATGTGGCAAACGCAGATGAATGGAGAAAGCTGGATGAACTGCTTGCAGGACATAAGTATGAATTTTGCCTGCAAGAGGAACATTCATACAGAAACTGGTTAAAAGGGCATATAGAGAAAGTAAAGGAGTATGAAGATGTTTGATATATTCGGAGAGTTTAACAGTGCAGAAGAAATAAACGAAGCGGCAGCAGCACAATTACAGGAAGGTGATACTGATGCAGTTATGACAATAGCAAGAGAAAATGGCATAGATGAAGATGATGCGCAGGACTATATAGATGGAATGGTGGATAAATTATGTTCTCCGCTTATGGCCGCATTTGGAAAAATAGAGGTTGAGACAGAGGAGCTACAGCCTAAAGAGATAATAGAAGACTGGGTTACCTACATAAAAAAGAGGTGTACAGAGTGCGAAGATATGGCTGTGGCGGTAAGAACAAAAGGTAAGAGCATTAAAGGCTGTATAGCGGCACTTCTAAAATGGAGTTTCACCAATTCGTATGATGTAGACAAAAATATAGTAAAACAGGCGGGCATAAGAAATAGTAATGTAAAAATGGGTATCCCCGGAATGGCAACAGCGTACAGGCTTATAGATGAATATTATCTTGGAGGCAGCAGATAGTGAAAAAGCAGAAAATATTAGCATATGAAGGCAGAATACCTGTATCAGATAGAGAACTGACAGCAGCTGTTATTGATATTGATAATAAAAAGCATCTGATAATAGACCTATATATCGCAGGGGCAATAAAGTACAGAATGGCAGTGAATGACAAAGAATATGTACATTTTAATTATGAAAATCAAAAATGGGACTGCATATCAACTTGCTGGAACAGACCATATTCAGGAGAGTTGAGTAAAGCTAGTATAGACAGAGTGGATAAGCAGTTATTAAAAGAATGGTATGCAAAGGAAATACCTGCTGGATGGGATAATGAAGATTTAATATATGCAATAGAGCAGAAAGCATTTGATATTAAAACATCAGAAAGAATGTTAAAAGAAGAAAATGAAAAAGAAAAGTTATTTGCTATTATGCCTGAAAAACCAAAGCTCTTAGATGAAACTATTAACAGATACATAGAAGCTGGAAATATTATTTATTACAAGCGCAAGGGCAGTTATGCAGATTATTATTGCTGTCAGTGTGGAGAAAAATTTACAAGGCGAATAAAAGCCACAGAAGCTTATGCAGGTCCATCGGTGGATATTGTGCCACGAAGATATCAATCAAAAGAGTGTCCAAAATGCAAAAGAAAAGGGACACTGCTTAACTGGGGGCGTGCAAAGATTACAAATCAGGTGTTTGAAGTGCTTTTGTATCAGGCAGCAGAAGATGAAACACTTGTAATAAGAGCTTACGCAGTAAGAGCAGTACGAAGCCCAGGCAGTATATTAACTAAAAAGATACTGGAGTATGGCAGGGTGTTCTTAAGAAGAGATTATGAGAGGATATATGACAATAGCTGTAATACAGGAAAATGGTGGAAGAGTAAAAAGCTTGACATATACAGGTCAGGCAAGCTGTGTGAAGTTAATTACAGTGAGGCAGTTGAAAAAAGTGATTTAAGACATATCCCAGCAACAGCATATAAGCTTATAAGTGAGGTAGGTGCAAGAGAGGAAAGGCATATATTGGCCAGATATGATACTCTTACTGCTTATGCACACGCACCGCAGATAGAACAGTTATACAAAATAGGCCTTATGCAGATATGCAGGAGATTAATTTTTGCGAAGGGACAAACAAGAGATATTAATAAAAAAGCAAAAACAGCCGCAGGAATTTTAAGAATAACAACTGAACAGTTAAGGTATTTAAGAGAGTCCGAACAGGAACTGCTTGCATTAAGTGTAATTAAAATTATGAATTACAGAAAAATACCATTTACACAGCATAATGCAGAGATTGTTACAAGATTGTATATAGCTGCACCTACGGAAGATAAGCTAAAGCACATTTTAAAGTACCAAAGCCCTGAAAAGCTATTGAACTATCTTAATAAGAATATACCAGAACACGCCATTCTGGCAGATGCTATTACAGAATATGATGATTACTTAAGAGCGAGGGAAGCTAATGGAGATGATCTTAGCAATACAGTGTATTTAAGACCGAGAGAACTTCACAAAACATACATAGAGTTAAGAGAGAAGATGGAACGTGCAAAGAGTGCCAAATACATTAAACAGATGAATGAGAAATATGCAAAGATAAAGGTTAATTCAGCGAAAGTTACAACAAAATATACCTGGCAGCAGTCGGGACTGCTTATAAGACCAGCAAGAGATGCAGGAGAAGTTGTTATGGAAGGACGTATTTTACATCATTGTGTGGGTGATGACCATCAGAGGTATTTAAGCAACTATAACCAGAATAAAGCAATAATACTTGTAATAAGGCACGAAAATGAGCCAGATAAACCATATATTACAGTGGAATATGAAAATAACAAGGTACAGCAGTGGTATGGAATAAGGGATACCAAGCCAGACAAAGAGACAATAGACAGCTTCTTAAAGGCTTATGTAGCTCACATTGCAGGAAAGGCAGGGAAAGCAGGATGAATGAATTAGAAGAAATTAGGAATTATGATGAATATAAGACGGCACTTGATAAGCAGATGAAAGAAACTGCTGAGGGGTTCGTAAGAATTGGCTATTTGTTAAAGCTGGCAAGAGATACAGATATTCTAAAATGGTCTGCATATACTAACGTAATCGAATTTGCCAGGGTGGAGTATGGTCTGGATAAGACAATGGTATCACGTTTTATAAGCATTAATGACAGGTTCTCGGAAAATGGCAACAGTCCAGTGCTTAAGACGTCATATAAAGGTTTTGGGTATGCCAAGCTTGTTATTATGCTCCAGCTTCCGGATGAACTTAATGAGGAGCTTACACCAGAGTATTCCAAGAGGGAAATACAGACACTCAAAGCGGAAGTTGATGAGGAAAAGAAAATAAGTGATCTGGAAATATATGCTGAGGGCACAGATACCGAAAAGACAGAGCTTGAGCAGATTATATACAAAATATGTGAAGAGAATATAGAGGTATATGAAAGCATATATGATGCAGTTACACACGAGAAATTAAATGCTGACAACATTGTGGATATGTTTGCACCTGCGGGAGATATGATTTATTCAGTACGAATACAGGGAGCAGGAAGAAAAGCAGTTTCTTTCAAGCAGGGAGAGGATATAGCAGTTGTAAGCCTTAGGACATCAGAGAAGGATACATACAATCCACAGGAAGTATACATTGCCACAATGAACATAGCAGGCAGGAACATAATAAATAGTGAGGCTGATGCCAAGACAGTATGGCAGCAGATATATGCTAAAGAATATCCTGAGAAAAAACCCCTAGTTGCACCGGTGCAACACAGTTCCAAAGCTGATATAAAAAAGTCAGAAAAGAAAACAAAGGTTGTAAAGGCAAAGCAGGAGGAAATCCACGATATAGAAAAGACAGTTCCCAAATCATCTCCTATAGAGACTCAGGAGCCTGAAAAGCCGATAAAGACAGAAGCTGAGCCTATAGATGAGCAGGTTGAAGGACAGAAGAATATTGCAGATTATCCTGATGTTATGCCAGTAGAACGTGTTGAGGGGACAGTTGAATCTCTCACATCAGAAGCTGATATAAAGAACAATATTATAACTGCGGCATCAAATATTAAATTCACATTGGAAGCTAACAGTTATATTACAGACAACATTATAGACAGGCTTATAGCATTAGCAGAAAACATAAAGACAGAGCTTGAACAGCTAAAAGGAGGCAGCAGATGAAAGTATATATAAGTTTACCGGTAACAGGAACATCCGACTATAAGGAGAGAGCAGAGGCAATCGAAAAAGTTCTTACAGAGCAGGGACATACAGTAATTAACCCAGTAAAGGTGTGTGAGAACCTTCCCAAGGATACAACACACAAAGAAATTATGAATATATGCATTTCTATGCTTGATATGTGTGATGTGGCAGTATTTGCACCAGGGTGGGAACATTCAACAGGCTGTACGCTTGAGATGTGCAGGGCAATGAATAATAAAATTACAATTGGTTTTGTAGGAGAGTTAGAAGAGAAATGGGAAAATCAAAACAGGCAAGAGCACACGAATTTACAGAAAAAGCAAGAAAGGAAATCTATGCAAGAGACTTCGGTCAGTGTATTTTCTGCATTAAGAAATACAATATGCAGGGTTCAACGTGGTATTCAGAGCAAATACTAAGCGTTATGCACTATATACCAAGGTCAAGAGGCGGCTTAGGAATACCGCAGAATGGAGCTATAGGATGTCAGTTCCATCACAATATGTTAGACAATGGAAATCAAGGAAAGAGAAAGGAGATGTTGGAGATATTCAGACAGTATTTGCAGGAGCTTTATCCGGAATGGAATGAGGATGAGCTTGTATACAGAAAATGGTAAAAAGGGAGGTGATTCATAATGCTAACATTGCCAATCAAGAAAAAATGGTTTGATATGATTGCTTCAGGCGAGAAGAAAGAAGAATATAGGGAAATAAAAGAATATTATGAAACACGTTTCCAGAATCTTTTTGGTGCGATAACAATATACCCATCAAGTATTTTTAGCGAAAGATATGAGTATGAATTGCTACAAGGCAATGACGTTCCAGAGGAAATAAGACAAGATAGAGTACAAGAGATAATTTTTCGTAATGGATATTCTAAGAATTCTCCTCAGCTTAAATGTAAATGCATATTACGACTAGGAAAGGGTAAAGAAGAATGGGGAGCTGAAAAAGGAAAAGTGTATTATATAATTGAAATTTTGGAAAAAGAAAAGTTTGATAAAGAGATTAGTATGAAACAATGATAGGTCAGTTAAAGTTTGAAGAGTGTATGACATTTAAAGAAAAAATGGAAGCACAAGGGTGGCATAATTGCTATGATGCAGAACCAGATAAGCCAGGAATATATCAGATATACAGACGGAACGGAAGTAAAGGAAAGGCATATTACAAAGGTAATCATATATGGCAGCAGTTAACTAATAATGGCTGGGATTTTAATTGGTGGAGAGAGACGAAAGGAAGTGATTATATTGAAAGAAGTTAAACATTACATATGTGAGATATGTGGAACGGAATACAATGATAAAACTAAAGCACAGCATTGTGAAAAGGGACATTGTAAGCCATTGGAAATAATAAAGGAACGTTATTTAAGTGTAGGTTATGACGCTAAGGGATATCCATTAGAAATAACAGTAAAGATGGCGGATGGCACAGAACAGAAATACAGGAGATAAAAGAAAAATAGAACTATTAACAAATACTTATTCAATACAAAATAATATCACACAAAAAAAGAGAAGCTGATAGCCAAACTCACCACGCTGTCAGCTTCCTTTCTCAAAAACAGAACATATGTATTGTATCATAGAGATATATATTGTGCAAGAAAATAAAACGGGAAGGGAAGTAAAGAGATATGGCAGCAGATATTAGGGAAGCGTTAATACAGTATTGTGACATAAAACAGGAATATGATTACATAAGAACAAGAAGAGATAAGTTAATAAGAGAGATTGAGAAAATGGAAAAGGAACAAATGAGTGTAATTGATTCTGTTACAGGTGGGGATGGAGGTATACAGCATTATAAGATAGAGGGATATCCATATCCTGAGTATAGCAGGAAGAGGACATTGCTTATAGCAAGAGAGAGTCAGTTACAAAAGTATGAAATAAAATTATTAAAGATAACAAATGAAGTTGAGGAATTTATAGAAAAAATTGAAAATAGCAGAATAAGAAGAATGATTGAGTATAGATTTCTTGATGATTTAACCTGGATTCAGGTGGCACAGAGAATGGGAAAACATCACACAGAAGAAAGTTGCAGAAAAGCTATAGAGAGATTTTTAAAAGAAATTTGAAGTTTGTCCGATTTGTCCGCTTTTTCTGTGTTAATATATAAACTGGAACAAACAAAGAGAAATGTTGAACCACGGACTAGCATATAGTACGAATAAATTTTCTCAGATAGAGTCAGTAAGAACTGACAATATTACTCCGAATATGAGAACTATCCACCTCTAAAAGGTACTGGCATTAAGTTGTCAGTACCTTTTATTGTGCTTAAGTAAGAGAAAATAAAAAATGTTAATAAATGTTAATAGAAAGGGGGTACATAAGAAATGAAACCAAAGCAGATAAAGTGCCTGGAATTAATGGTTCAGGGCGAATTAACAGACAAAGAAATTGCAGAGGCAATTAACATTTCTCCTAAAACGATATGTGACTGGAAGAAAAATAACGAAGAATTCCGCAACGAATACAACAGAATGATGCGCTCAAGCTTGCAATATGCTGCCCCTAAAGCGTTTAGAAAGCAGGAAAAATTACTAAATTCAAAAAATGAGATGGTTGCATATCTTGCGGCAAAGGATCTAATGGATAGAGCAGGACTTAATCCTATTGAGAGAATAGAAGCAAATGTAAATGACACAGCTAAAAATGAACTCGCAGAGCTATTAGCACAGCGTAAAGCAAGGGGTGAGCCAGATGCTTCTAAGTGATAAGTACTGGGATTACATAGACACACCAGCAAGAGCAGAGTTCTTAGAGGGTTCAACTGCATCCGGAAAGACAACAACAGTAGCTGTTAAGTTCATTATGAATGTAGCTGAATCAGATATGAAGTTGCACGTTATAGCAGGTAATACAACAGGTGTTATTGAGAAGAATATAATAAATGCTGATATGGGATTGTTACAGATATTCCCCAATCTGGAATACTGTGGTAATGGCGATAAAGAAAATAAACTTCCGCACATTAAATTCAAAACTGGCAGCAGTACTAAGATAATATATATTCTTGGCTATGATAATGCCAGTAAATGGAAGAATGCCTTGGGTTCACAGTTTGGATGTGTGTGGGTAGATGAGTGCAATACAGCTAACATAGACTTCATACGAGAGATATTCGGACGTTCTGAATACTTTGTAGGTACGCTTAACCCGGATGCGCCTACACTTCCTATATATTCAGAATACATCAATCATGCAAGGCCTATAGATAAGTACAGGGCAGATGTGCCGGAAGAAATATGGAAGGACCTTAACGGTTGTGAGCCTATTAAAGGCTGGGTGTACTGGTTCTTTAATATGACAGACAATATATCTATGACACCAGAGAAGATAGAACAGAAAAAAATGAGCTATCCTCCTGGCACTAAGATATATAAAAACAAGATATTAGGATTACGAGGCAAGGCTACCGGTCTTGTCTTTTCTAATTTCTGCAATAGGCATATCATTACTAGAGATCAGGCAAAGTCATACATCAGACGTGAGGTTGATGAAATGCAGGGCGAATATTTCATAATATTCACCAGCGGACTTGATACAGCTTATTCAACCAAGAGCCCGGATACGATTGCTATGTCCTTTATGGGAATAACAAACAAGGGCAAGCTGATAGTGCTGGATGAAAAGGTGTATAACAATGCAGAACTTGATATACCAATAGCTCCGTCTGATACGGTAAGGAATTACATTGACTTCCTGGAGCGTAACAGAAAAGAATGGGGTGGAATGTCAAAAAATGTGTTTATAGATAACGCTGATCAGGCAACGATAACAGAGTTTGCCAAGTACAAGAGAGAACACATTGACTGCCAGTATATATTTAATAATGCGTATAAGAAAGTAACCATAATAGATAGAATTAACTTACAGCTTGGCTGGATGTCCTTTAATGACGAAAAGGGCAGAGAGCCAAGCTTTTATATTGTCGATACTTGCACGAATTACAAGACAGAGTTAGAAACGTATTCGTGGCTTGAAGATAAGGACTGTGAGCCTGAGGATGGCAATGACCATATGGTAAACAGCGTACAGTATGGCTGGATTCCTTATCGAAGCAGGATAGGTATAGAGAATAAGAAATAATTCCAGATAGGAGAGTGAGAGAGGTGAACATATTTACAAGTATGGCAGAGAAGATAAAAACAGGAATAAGAACGTGGCTGCACATCCAGCCGGCTGTTAATGGATCCATAAGCATACAGGAAACTCTTGATTACGAGGGAAATGCCATAAAGAACAAGATATGGTACAGAGGTGAGAGTGAAGAATTGTCACAGCTATACAGCCAGATAGATGGTGACAAGACAAGGTTCTGGTCTGCATCCTGTACAATAGGTATGGAGATAAGAAAGATACACGTAGGTCTCCCTACTATGTTATGCGATATGCTGGCCAGTATAGTAACAGATGATATGAATTTAATAGATGCTGGCAGCAGGCAGACAGAATGGGATAAGATAGCAGAGGAAAATGATTTCATTGAGCTTGTTAAGCAGGCAATAACAGAAACACTTTATATCGGTGATGGAGCATTCAAGATATCGTTCGATACGAACCTTAGCAAGTATCCTATATTGGAATTCTACTCTGGTGATAAGACAGAGATTATCAAGGACAGGGGAAGAGTTAAGGAGATAGTGTTTAAGACTGTGTATAACGTGCAGAGACAGGAATATGTATTACTTGAACATTATGGCATAGGCTACATACATTATGAGCTTACAAGAGGCGGCAGGGAATATGATTTAAGTGTTATACCGGAGCTGGCACATCTTAGTGATGTTACCTGGAATGACAAGTTTATAATGGCTGTTCCTCTTCTGTTTTATAAGTCAGCCAAGTATAAAGGACGAGGCAAGAGCATATTTGATGCAAAGATAGATAACTTTGATGCGCTGGATGAAGCATGGTCACAATGGATGGATGCCTTAAGGAGGAATAGAACAAAGGAATATATACCGGAGAATATGTTACCAAGGAATCCCCTGGATGGAAAAGTGCTAAAGCCTAATGCTTTTGATAATGCTTATATAAAAACAGATGGCAGCATGGCAGAAGGTACAGTTAATAAGATAGAGCTTGTACAGGGCAATATCCCACACGAAAGCTATCTTGCAACATATATCACAGCGTTGGATCTTTGTTTACAGGGGATTATGAGCCCATCAACATTAGGCATAGATGTTAAGAAACTGGATAATGCGGATGCACAGAGGGAGAAAGAGAAAGCAACGCTTTACAGCAGAAATAACATTGTAGAGCGGCTTCAGAAGGTTCTTCCAAAGCTTGTTACAGCAACATTTAATGCCATAGACACGCTTAATAAGACAGCTATTAAGGATATAGATATTGATGTGACATTTGGCGAATATGCTAACCCATCTTTTGAAAGCCAGGTAGAAACAGTCAGCAAGGCAAAGCAGGGCGGTATTATGAGCATAGAGGCATCTGTTGATGAGCTGTATGGAGATACTAAGGATGACGAATGGAAGCAGGAAGAGATAGCAAGGCTTAAGGCTGAGCAGGGTATATCTGATATGGAAGAGCCGGCACTTAATATGCAGGCAGATGGCTTTACAGTTGATGGTGCTGATAATAGTTTTACAGGCTTTGATAACAAGTGAGGTAGCTTATGGCACTTAATACAGAATATGACATAGAGAAAGCTTTTAGAGCCATAGAAGATGAGCTGATAGCTTCAATGATACGGAATCTTGACAGACACAGAGCGGAAGAAGATGAACTTGGATTCAACTGGACACAATGGCAGGTAGAACAGCTTAAAGCCTTAGAAAAATATAAAGCAGATAACAAGACACGTTTTGCGGGCAGATTTAGTGATATAAACAGTTCAATTGATGCAATGATATTTACAGCAAGGCAGACAGGCGGCACAGAGCAGGAACAGAAGATATTAAGAGCATTGAAAAAGGGATTAAAAGCATCCAAGGTGTCACAAGGCACTGAGGGTGCTTTTTTCAAGCTTAACACAAGAAAGCTTAATGCCCTGATTAAAGCTACGAAGTCAGATTTTAACAGGGCGGAAAAAGCAATGCTTAGAATGTCGGAAGATAAATACCGGCAGATAATATTCAATGCTCAGGTGTATGCGAATACGGGTGCAGGAACATATGAGAAGGCAGTTGATATGGCTACAAAGGATTTTCTTAAAGCTGGTATTAATTGTATTGAATATGCGAATGGCAGCAGGCACACAGTAAAAGATTATGCTAAGATGGCTATTCAGACAGCTAACAAGCGTGCATATCTAACCGGAGAGGGTGAAATGAGACAGTCGTGGGGAATTAGCACTGTTATTATGAATAAGCGTGCTAATGCCTGTCCTAAGTGCCTTCCATTTGTTGGGAAGGTGCTTATAGATGATGTATGGAGTGGAGGTAAGGCATCTGATGGTCCTTATCCGCTTATGTCATCTGCTATGGCAGCAGGGCTTTATCATCCAAACTGTAAGGATATACATACAACATACTTCCCAGAGCTTGACGAAGAGCCGGATAGCAAGTTTACCAAGAAAGAACTGGAAAAGGTCAAAGAAGATTACAGACAGGACCAGAAACAGCAATATGCTGGCAGAATGGTTGAACAGTTTGACAGGTTGGCTAAGTACTCATTAGATAAGGACAACCGTAAGATGTATGCGGCTAGAAAGGAACAGTGGGAAAATGAAGTATTAAAACAGAAAAATAGAGGCAAAAAGGTTATAATAACGGAGCAGGCAATAGATAAAGTAAATGAAATTAATCCTAAGGGCTTTACTTCTGATAATAATAAATTTATAAAAGAGGTACATAAGGACTTACTTAAAGTTGCGAGAGATGAAAATAACAGTAATGAAGTTGCATGTGTAGTAGATTTAATAACAAATAAAAAAACTAAATTTATAAAAGGTGGAAGGCATGAGGTAGATGTATATTCTGATTCAGATATGTTTCATTTATTGCATTCGGCAAAAGATAAGTCTTTGGTATTATGTCACAACCATCCTGGATTAACAGATTTTTCAGCAAATGATATTGGAGTATTTATGAGACACGACACAATAAAAACTATGACCATTGTGACAAATCAAGGAGATGTACGATATATTTCAAAAGGAGAACATTTTGATTATAATGGAGCGGTTGAATTGATGAGAGAGTGTCAGGAAAAATATAGTGATAATATTAATAAGTGTATTGATTTGTTTTTAAAAAAATGCTATTCTGTTGGCATACAGAGAGGGTAATATTGAGGCAGGAGGTGTTTCAATGGATGGTATATTAGATGGAAAACCGGGAATGACAATTGATGAATTGATTGCATTATTGGAAAAAGGACCAATAAAGGCAGAAAGCAATAATGAAGATAAAGCAGAAATAAAAGAAAACAAGTAACAGCCACCAGTCGAAATATTGGTGGTATTTTTATACCCAATTTTAAGAAAGTGAGGACAAGACAGTATGAAAAAACTATTTATTAGCCAGCCTATGGCAGGTAAAACAGACGAGGAAATAAAAGAAACAAGGAAAAAGGCAATAGAATATGCAGAGCTGCTATTAGGTGAGAAAGTAGAAGTTATAGAGTCTTTTTTTGAAGGAGCACCAGCAGAAGCTAAGCCATTGTGGTTTTTAGGAAAATCAATAGAACTTCTATCACAGGCGGATGTTGTATATTTTGTTAAAGGCTGGGATAAGGCTAGAGGCTGTAAAATAGAACATCAGTGTGCAGTAGCATATGATATTAAGAGAATTGAAGATTAGATTGAATAAACAGCTATAGAGCTGTTATTTTTATACCCAAGTTGCACCGGTGCAACAGAAAGGACAGTATATGAAAGATACAATAAAAGAGATTACCAAACAGGTAATTAAGAATATAGCATATCCAATAGGACTACTCACAGGAATATGTATTACAATAGCAGTAATTAGATTATTCCTGTAAGCCAGTTTAGGATTAAAGTAGCAATAACAGTAGTAAGAACACCTACAAGAAAACCACTAACAAACTGACTAAAGAAGTTTACAATAAATTTATGCTGTTCTTCGGTATGTTGGCGTACATATTCACGCCCAGAATCAGTAATACTAAAACAATCTATAGGTTCACCATAATTGTTACAATGTTGGCAAATTAAATTGCGTTTAATCAGAGAATCTATTGTTACAATGTTGTTGGTATATCGTGATAATTCTGAACTTCTAAGAGAAGAGTTTATCATTATTTTTAATATTTTAAATGTTACATCTTTCATAATCAATCACCTCTGTAATTGATTATATAGTATAGAATAATATAACACAATGACAAATAAGCACGCATAGCAATACGCTGTGGGTGCTATTTTTATGCCCAAAACTTAATGGCAATAAACTTTAGGAAAATGCCGACGGGCGGTAAACGGAAGAAAGGAGATAGAGTGATGAGAAAGACATTACCTATGAATTTACAGTTCTTCGCTGAGGGCGGAGATGGTAACGGCGACCAGAACGCTGGAAGTAACAATAATGGACAGGCAGGACAGCAGGGTGGTCAGAATAATCAGCAGGCGGCTGGAATTGACTATGACAAAATACAGAGCATGTTAGACACCGCAACTGCCAAGAAAGAAAATGCTGTGCTTAAAAGCTATTTCCAGCAGCAGGGACTATCCGAGGAGGAAGTAAGCCAGGCTATTGCAACATTTAAGCAGAATAAACAGCAGCAGGTAGAACAGCAGCAGAACGCTAATGCTAATCTTCAGAATGAAGTAACAACAGCGCAGAAAGATGCTGAACAGGCTCGTATAGAGCTTGCGGCTACACAGGTAGCAATGACACTTGGTATTAATGCCAAGACACTTCCATATGTGCTTAAGATGGCTGATTTCAGCAAGGCAAAGGGCACAGATGGAAAGATATCAGAGGACAATGTTAAAGCTGCACTTGAACAGGTTCTAAAGGATGTACCTGCACTTAAGCCAAGCACAGAGAACAATGAGGGATTCCAGATTGGCGCAGGGCAGCAGACTAATGGCCAGCAGTCTTCTGCAGGTAACAATGTAAACGTTCCTACAAAGAGATGGAACAGATTCAATTAAGAAAGGTTAAAAAGGTAAAATAATATGCCAAATTTAAATTATGCAGAACAGTGGAGTCCTGAATTATTAGCAATTCTTATTCAGGGCACACTTACATCACCATTTATCACAAACAATGTCAGATGGTTAGATGCCAAGACCTTCCATTTTACACAGATGAGTGTAAGTGGTTATAAGAACCATAAGAGATCAGGTGGATGGAACACAGGAGAATATAACCAGAAAGATGTTCCTTACACAGTAACACATGACAGAGATGTACAGTTTATGGTTGATAAGGCAGATGTTGATGAAACAAATCAGACAGCATCTATTCAGAATATTTCACACATATTTGAACAGACACAGGTAGTACCAGAGACAGATGCATTATTTTTCAGCAAGGTAGCACAGGCTGCACAGAAGACAGAATTATATCATACTGAAACAGCTTCCACAGAATATACATCAGAGAATGTATTTGCTAAGCTTAAGCATATTCTGGCAGCAGGCAAGCTTAGAAGATATAAGGCAAATGGAAGTCTCATTATGTATGTATCTTCTGACATTATGGATAAGCTTGAGGTATCAAAGGAATTTACACGTAAGATTGAAATGACACAGATTGCAGAAGGTGGTCTTGGCATTGAAACACGTGTAACTGATATTGATGGTGTGACACTTATGGAAGTTGTGGATGATGAAAGATTCTATGACAGATTCGATTGGGATGTTGCAGAGGGCGGCTTTGCTCCGCTTAAGTCAAAGTATACCATAACAACTGATACAGATGTGGTAGAAGCAAAGACATACTACACTAAGAGCGACAGCGCTTATACAGTTGTGGCAAAGCCTACAAAGACTAATATAGCCACATATTATGAAAAGACTGTTCAGGGTTCACGCAAGATTAATGTACTTGTTGCATGTGGACAGACCTGTAAGACAGTACCTAAGATTTCATCTATTTATTTCTTCGCACCAGGAGCACATACAGAAGGAGACGGATATCTTTATCAGAATCGTCAGTTAAGTGATACATTTGTATTCCCTAATGGCAAGGATGGTAAGGTTGATTCTGTATTCGTTGATGTAGATCCTGCAGAAGAGATTGCAGAGTGAGCCTATGGTATATGCAAGTAAAGAGCAATATCTAAGCGAACATAATACTATTCCAGAAGAACAGATTGAGAAGAGATTAAAACAGGCGAGCCGACACATTGACTCGCTTACTTTTAATCGTATAACTTCAAGAGGCTTTGATAATCTGACAGAGTTCCAGCAGGCAATAATAATTGATGTATGCTGTGATATGGCTGATTTTGAGTATGAGAACGAGGATATGATTAATTGCGTTCTACAGAATTATGCTATTAATGGTGTGTCTATGCAGTTTGGCAGCAGTTGGAATGTGCTTGTACAGAATGGCATTGCTGTAAAGCGTGATACATATCGGGTGCTATGTCAGACAGGCTTCTGTTGTTTAAGTCTGGGGGTGTGAGCATGAAATATCCTTGTTTAGTATTAAAGCAGTTCTGTAAAACAGAAGTACATATTGAGATAGAGCAGGAAGGCAGAAATGTCTATGGAGAGCCTCTTGAACCTGTTATATGGGATGGCTTATGCAACTATCAGGATAGTGGAAAGACAGTATTAACGGCAGAAAAGGTTCTTATACAACTTGAAGGCTGTGCTTTGATACCTGGAGATATTGCACCAGAGATGTCTCTTATAACCCAAGGAGATATAATTGTATCAGGTGAAAAAAGGCATATATATAAAGGCACAAAATGCCGCAATCCTGATGGAACAGTTAATTATACAAGATTGGACGTGATGTAATGGCGAAGAATGTTAAGTCAACAGTTAAGCTTAATATGCCTATGGTAAGGAAGCTTACGGCAGCAGCACAGGTGTCATTAGTACAGACAGCAGAAGCAATACATACGAATGTAGTTCAAAGTCAGGTAATGCCTAGAGATACAGGTACACTGCAAAATGAAAGCACATTTGTATATACACAGGATATAGCCAATGGCAAGGTAGAGCTTATATCAAGCACGCCATATGTAAGAAGGTTATATTATCATCCTGAATATAACTTCCATCAATCACCTTGGGTAGATGATAAAGGTAAAAGACACGAAGGAAATGCAAATGCCAAGGGCAGGTGGCTCGATGATTATCTTAAAGGTGGTAAGAAAAGAAATTTTGCTCCCGATACGTTTGCTAAGTTATACAAGAAGAATGCGGGGTTATGATGTTAGGAATAGGTGATGTAAGAGATTATATAGCAGGTCTTGGCATTGCAGACAATAATAATGTATATTGCGGCAAGCTTGACAATAAAAAAGATAAGAGCATAGGAGTATATAATCTTAACAGACAAAGACCACCACAGACTGCTGTAGGAGGTTTAAATAACAGCTCTTATCGTGTTAAGTCTATAAGTATATTAGTTCATTGGAATACAAGTGTCAGAGACACCGAGAAGGCAGCAGAACAGCTCTATAATATGCTTAGGGATATGAACCATATTACAATCAACGATACTAAAGTGTTCTTCACTAAAATGCTGGTTGATGAGCCTGTTGATGTAGGGACAGATGATAAAGGTATCTTTGAGAGTGTAATAGAATTAGATATTTATTATGAAAGGTAGGTAAAAGTATGGCACAGAATACTAAATTAGCTGGATATAATGCAGGAGCAACACCACTTACTGGCGTTAATCCGGTACATACAATTCAGTTCGGTGTATGTATAACAGGAAGAAAGAGTACAGATACACCGGAAACAGTAGAAACAAAGGTTGTAAAGGATGCAGAGAGTTTAAGCATATCTGTAGATGGAACAATTGAAGAATGGAATCCAATGGACCAGGCAGGTTGGACAAGAAGACTTACAACAGGCAAATCACTTGGTATGACTATGGGCGGCAAGCGCAATTATGGTGATGAAGGTAATGATTATATTGCAAGTCTGGCTTTAAAGACAGGACAGGAATGTAATACCTGGGTTTCAATTATTTTCCCAAACCTTGACCAGCTTCTTATCCCAGCAGTTATAAATGTAACTTCCCTTGGAGGAGACTCAACAAGTATTGATGCACTTGAATGGGAAGCACAGAGTGATGGAAAACCGACATATATTCCATATACAGAATAAAAAAGAAAGAGAGAATTTGAATAATGGCAAAGACGGATTTTAAAGTAATAGACATATCAATGAAGATTACAAACAAGTTACCTATGGTTCGTATTACTGACGATTTAGTGGTAACTGTGAATAACAGAAAGAACACAATTCTTAATGTACAGGCTATGGCTGCTGAGGCTGAAAAGAAGAAAGATAGTGACAACGGAATGGGATTTATAACAAAGGCTCTTGAAATGCTTATTGGCAAAGAGGCAGCAGATAAGATTGAGGCTATGGACTTACCGCTTCCGGAATATAAGGAAATGTATAATGCAATAATGGGCGTTGCTACAGGCACATATGGAGAGGAGAATACACCCTCATAGTGAAATATATTATGACATATATGATGACTGGGAATTGATAGAGTCAAGTTTCCTGTCACAGTATGGCATACGATTGCGGACGGAAGATGATATGTCCTGGGCGGAATTTTGTTCTTTATTATCAGGAATAATGCCTGAAACACCACTTGGAAGAGTGGTAAGTATAAGGGCAGAGAAAGACATTAAAGTTATCAATAGCTTTACTAAGGAACAGAAAAAGATACATGATGACTGGCTTCTGAAGCGTAATAGGAAAATGGTGGGAACACCACAGTATATAGAATATTGGACACGATTACAAAGAGATTTTAAGGCTGCTTACTCGAAGAAGTAGGCAGTCTTTTTTTCGTGCCGGAAAGGAGGGGGAATGTCAGATACAGCAGGACAGATAGCTCTGGAGCTTGGTATAGATAGTTCACAGATAATTAACCAGCTTACAGGAGCTTCCAATAAGGCGGCTAAGCAGGCTACAAGCATATTTAGTGGTTTTGGAAAGAAGATAGCCGCAGGATTAAGCATAGCGGCAGTTACTAAGTTCACGAAAGACTGTATAGAAGTTGGTTCAAATGTCACAGAAGTGCAGAATGTAGTTGATACAGCATTTAAGGACTTAAGCTGGCAGGCAGACCAGTGGGCTTCCAATGCTATGACTAACTTCGGCTTATCGGAATTGTCGGCTAAGAAGTATATGGGCGTATTTGGCCAGATGAGTAATGCTATGGGTATTACAGGTAAGGCGGCGCTTGATATGGCTGAAAATGTCACAGGATTAACCGGTGATGTTGCATCATTTTATAATCTTGGGACAGATGAGGCATATACAAAGCTTAAGTCTATATGGACTGGTGAGACTGAAACACTCAAGGACTTGGGCGTGATTATGACTCAGACTAACTTAGACCAGTATGCACTTAATAATGGCTTCGGTAAAACTACAGCCAAGATGACAGAGCAGGAAAAAGTAATGCTGCGTTATCAGTATGTTACAAGTGCTTTGTCCAATGCCACAGGAGACTTTGTTAAAACACAGGACTCCTGGGCGAACCAGACAAGAATACTTACATTAAGGTTTCAGCAGTTAAAGGCTAGTCTTGGTAAAGGCTTCATAGCATTGTTTACACCTATTCTGCGTGGATTTAATAGTCTGCTTGCAGGATTGCAGAAAGTGGCAGATGGATTTGCCAGTTTCGTGCAGATGCTTACAGGTGCCGATATATCATCCTCTATGGGAAGTATAAGTGCTGATATAGCAGGCATAGGAGATGATGCTGGAGGTGTTGCAGATAATGTAAGTGGAATAGGAGATGCAGCTAAGAAGACAGCAAAGGATATTGAGAAGTCCCTTGCAGGCTTTGACCAGATAAATAAGCTGACAGAGCCAACAGATGATAGCAGTTTGTCTGGTTCATCAGGTACTGGCACAGCATCGGGTTCAGTATCCGGAATGGGTACTAATGTATCTAATGAAATTGGAAAAGCGGGAGATGAACTTAACAAGTTCAAGCGGATAATAGAAGATATTGCTGCAACATTCAAGGAAGGCTTTAAAAAAGGTTTAGGTACTGACTTTGAGAAAAGCATCAAGAGACAGCGAAAACTGCTTTTAAGCATTAAAGATAGTCTTATAGATATATTTACAGATAGAAATGTAGTTGCTTCTGCGAAGAATTACTTTGACAGCATAGTAATGAATGCGGGTAGAATAACAGGCTCTTTTGTAAATATTGGTGCTTCAATAAGTGAGAATCTGTTAGGTGGAATAGATAAATATTTATCAGCTAATAAGGATTTTATTAAGATAAGATTATCTGAAATGTTTGATGCAAGGGCTGTATTGTGGAATAAGATTGGTGATTTTTCAGAGTTCCTTTCACAAATATCTGAAATATTCAGAGGCGATGCAGCACAGGGAATATCTGCTGATTTGATAGCAATTTTTGTTAATCCATTTATCACAATAGTGTCCCTGTGTAACCAATTCGTGGCAGATTTGATTTCAACGCTTGTAGACCCGATTGTCGAAAATACGGATAAAATCAAGCTGGCATTTGAATCAACGCTGGAACCTATTAGGAATGTATTAGATGAGATAACGGCTGTAATTGAAGAAACCTGTAATAAAGCTGTACAGATGTATGATGAGCATATCTCACCATTATTTGACACTGTAAAAACAGGTCTTAGCGATACATTTGGCAAGCTGTTAGATGTATATAATACATATTTTGTTCCGGTACTTAACAACATAGCTGACAAACTAAAAGAAATATGGGGCTCACACATTGAACCTTTGATGACAAAGATAATTGACATTATAGGTCATGTTGCAGATGTTATTAAAGTATTGTGGGAGAATATATTGAAACCGGTTATTGACTGGATTGTAGAAAATGTTATCCCTAAATTAGCACCAGTAATGGACTGGATATCAGATATTGCAACGGAAAAGTTTGGAAATGTAATAGATATTATCAAGGATGTATTATCAGTCTTTGATGATGTATTGGTATTCGTGAAAGATGTCTTTAGTGGAAACTGGTCGGATGCGTGGAATGATATTGTTAATACATTTAGCGATATATTCTCAACAATAGGCGATATTGCAAAGGGTCCTATTAATATGGTGATTGGACTTATAAATGGTATGCTTGACGGATTAGAAAGTGGAATTAACTGGATGGTTCGTAAGGTAAATAGTTTGAGTTTTGATGTGCCTGACTGGGTACCTGTTATAGGTGGTGACCATTTCGGGTTTGATTTACCGGAAGTTGGGTTTGGTAATGTTCCATATCTTGCAGAAGGTGGATATGTAAAACCAAATACTCCACAGCTTGCAATGATAGGTGATAACAGACACCAGGGCGAAGTTGTAGCTCCAGAGGATAAGCTTATTGATATGGCACAGAAGGCAGCAGCTATGGCATCAAGTGCTGAATTGTTGTCTGAGGCTATAAGTATTCTTAAGCAGATACTTAAAGTGTTGGAAACATTAGATCTTGATATACAGCTAGATGGAAAGAGCCTTAAGAAGTATGTAGTTGATAAGATTAACGAGCATACAAAGCAGACAGGAAAATGTGAGATTATACATTAAGGATGTGATGAATTGATACTAAGATGTGACAATCAGGAGCTTCCGGCTCCTGTGTCCATCAAAGTGGATGATGAGATTATATGGTCTTCTTCAACAGGACGAGCACTTGACGGAACAATGTTAGGTGATGTAGTTGCTGAAAAGAAGACCTTATCTATATCCTGGGGAGTTCTTCAGGAAGATGAGCTGATTCTTATTAAGAGTAAGCTTGTTGCCGGATTCTTCCCAATAACATTTCATGATGATGGACAGGATATAACAATAACAAGTTACAGAGGTACACTAAGCAAGGAAGTAATTGGGGAGCTTGATGATGGTATTTTCTATTACAGAAGTGCAAGTGTGTCTATTATTCAACAATAAAGGAGATTTATAATATGAAATTTACAATCAAACAGATTGACAGATGTGCAGCAGAATTACAGAAGTTACAGAATTCAAAGAGACATTGGCCAGTTAAGGTTAATTATGCAATTGCTAAAAATCTTAAAGCATTATTGGCAGAATTAGAGGTATATAACGCTGAAAGAACACGAGTATTAAAGGAAAATGCTTTAAAGGATGAAAATGGGAATGCAGTCGTAGAAGATGGCTCTTACAAGTTTGCAGAAGATAAGGAGCAGGAGGTAATTAAAGAAATTGATGATATGTATAACATTGAAACAGAACTTGATGTGTATATGATTAAGCTGGAAGATGTTAATGAGTGCGATTCAGAAGGATATGACGGAACTACATTAGAAGATATTACTGCAATAGAGTTTATGATACAGGAGTAAGTGTATGTATAACAATGTAACGGAAGCTTTTAAAGAAACAATAAGAAGTCCATCGAGGACTTTTGAAGCCAGATTAAGAATTAATGGAAAATGGTATAATTCCCGATTTAAAAAATTGGGCTATGAGACGTCCAGCACAGCAGATGAAGCATTACAGCTAGGGTCGGCGGTATCTGCTAAGATAGAGATTACTCTTAAGAAGATAGATGAATTATTTGAAAACACAGAGATACCAGTAGAGATAGGTTTAAAGCTGCCAAGTGGAAAGTATGAATATATTCCACTTGGCTTTTTTACAGCAGAGCACCCACAAAGTGATCAGGCAACAACGACATTTACAGCATATGACAGAATGATGAAGACTACAGGGCTGTATATATCTAATCTGACATATCCAGCAAGTGCTGCTTCGGTTTTAAGTGAGATAAGTACAAGCTGTGGTGTTCCAGCAGACGTAAGTGGTCTGGATTACATAATGATACAGACTAAACCAGTTGGATATACATACAGAGAGGTGATAGGCTATATAGCTGGATTAGCTGGTGGATTTGCATGTGTGGACAGAGCCGGAACTATTGTTATTAAGTGGTATAAAGAATGTGAGTATTCTATAGATAAAACAAGAATTATGTCGTTTGAGCATAATGAAAGCAACTTTCATCTAGACTATGTTAACTGTAATGTGGATAGCCAGACTGAATTAACGCAGGGCGGTGGACAACTGGGAATAACCTTTTCCAACCCATTTATGACGTCAGACAGATTAAGTTATATATATCAGAGCATTAAAGGATTTACTTATAGAGGAGCTTCGTTAAAGACACTTGGAGATATACGCCTGGATCCGTGGGATATCATAACTGTCAATGATGGTACTGGTGAATATAAAATGCCGGTTATGAATTTGGTACAGGAATATGATGGCGGTATGGCTATGACTGTTACATCTTATGGGAAGACGGAAACTGAGACTGAAACAGATTTTAAAGGTCCGACAACACAGCAGAACGAAAGAATATATTCTGATTTGATATTAGCAAAGGAATTAATAGCAAAGAAGGTTGATGCCGACTGGGTTAAGGCTAATACAGTTACGGCAGAAAAAATCACCGCTGTAAATGCAGAGATAATTGATATAAAGACTAATTATCTAAAAGCCGAGGATGCAGATTTGAAGTATGCTAACATAAAGCTTAGTAATATCGAGGCCGGCTCTATAAAGACAGCAATGATAGACAAAGGCGCGGTTGGTACAGCTCAGATTGCAGACGGAAGCATAACAGATGCAAAGATAGTAGATTTAACTGCTAATAAAATAACAAGTGGAACTATAGATGCCGCTAACATCGAGGTAATCAATCTTAAGGCTGCCAATATCACGGTAGGAACAATTAATGGTAAGCAGATAGCTGAAGGAGCAATAGATACATCTAAGTTTGGAACAGATGTCACAGACTGGATGAATACAACAGACAAAGATATAGAAAATGCAGCACAAAAGGCGGATACAGCTAATACAAATGCGGCGGGTGCATTAAGCGCGGCGGAAGCGGCTAAAATTTTATCAGCGGCGGCTTCTAAGACCGCGGAAGGAGCACAGCTTACAGCAGATGGCAAGAATACAGTATTTTATCAGACAACAGCACCATTGGCGGAGAATAGAAAAACTAATGATATATGGTTTAATACAGCAGATTCAAATAAGATGTATTACTTTAATGGTACAGGCTGGGTATTACGTCAATTTGGAACAAATGCCATTGCGAATGCCTCTATAACCAATGCCTTAATAGCAGATGCAACAATACAGAATGCCAAGATTGCCAATATAGATGCAGGAAAGATTACAAGTGGATATATATCTGCTGACAGATTGGCAGCGGGCTCAGTTACAATAGGGAAATTAGATTCCACTACGCAGAATGATATAGCCTCCGCCAAGAAAAGATATCAGATAACTGTAGATTTAAGAGATGCAAAATATAACACGGATACATATTATCCAGTATTAATAAGTCCCTCTATACCATATAACGGTTTACATAACTATGAATGTAATGTTCAGCTTAATAGCGGTTCTAAACCTGTATGGTCTACGCATAATCAAGGTTTTACTTGCAATCTTATTTTAAGAGTATTAGCAGGTGACTGGGGAACAACGGATGCCGCTGGCTATTTAGAGGAGAATAATTATCGTTTTTGTAATAAAATGCCTGCGTTTGTAGGGCAGGTACAACAACATAGCCAGATATACTTTATGTTGCGTGGTGGGGCACGATATTACATTTATACACCTAATAAAAGTGACGTAACAATATATACCTGTCTCTTATACACATCTCCGAGCCCACGAGACACTCGCTAATCTCGTATGCCGTCTTCTGCTTGAAAAAAAAA